AAAGTGTACATAGGCGCACCACAATAGCGGAAAAATGAAAAATCTTCGCCTGTTGCGGTTTCTATAGTACACTGATTAACAGTCCACGCTCGATTGTCAATTTCTATATCGACCGTGTGATTGCTACTCCATAATCCATTCATATCATCAGTGCCATTGGTGCCTATCCAATTACCACCATTGGCAAACGCAAACGCGAATAAATTATTTGAATAAAAAGGAATCTCGTATTCAATGCCCCCATTAGTAGCGGGCACAAAGGATACGCTCCCTCTATAATTACAGACAAGATCTGACGCTACCCATGCAACTGAGGCGCCAGTGGGTGCAATACGATTCGAGAGTGTCACAGTAGCTCTATTCAATGAGCCTATTGTATTAACTCCAGCAGTGGCAGTTGTCCAACCCCGCACATGCACACGTTTACGCATACTACCTCTCTCTCCTAAAAAAGCGAGAGGAAGATATTGTATTAACGTGGCAGGTCCGGTTATGAGACTACTAGCATTGTAACGAGGAGACGCAACTGATAAATTATTATCGATGATTCTCAAAGTACGAAACGTTGTTGCACTTACACCAGCATCAGCAGTATAAGTTGTAGCATATCTTTTTAGCAATTGCCTGAATGAAATGGGCTGTTCCCCAAAATAATGCAAAGCCATGCCTTTCACATCTACGTTACTCTTAACTAACGTAAAACATGTAACGCTACCATCTGACTTAGTACTCTCATAATCTGCAGAGTTACTAATGATGTCACGTTCTAAGGGCAGGTTCTGACTATCTGGTTGTTGCACCATTAAATCCGGACACGACGCATAAACATTTATCGCAACATCACTCCCGTCAGGGGACGTGAGTTCCGTAAAAGGAGTAACGAAAATATACCCATTTACTTGTTCAAACGTGTTTGCACCTAAGATTGTAAAAGCTGATCCATAATTAAAAATAGTCGCATTATTCGGCATAACAGCCGCCCATGCTCTGGGATGTGCCCATTCAACACACATCTCAAAAGTCTGGGTTTCCTGAATGTCTATAATAAAACTAAAATGTTTATTCAATTCTATGCCTGTATTTATAATAGCATATTGTGCAATATTTGGTTCATAACCTATCATAATCTTTCCCCTATGATAAGACGAACATACCACCTCAAATCTATATTTGATGGTACCATGCCAATACGCGAAAGGTAATACAGCATAAGACATAGCAGTTGGTTGTACCACAGTTTTGGCAGCTCCTGAAAACGTGCTGTCTAGCTGCGGCGTGACCATACAAAGAAAAATTGGAGCAGCAAGACGCGCGCTAGCGCTCGTCCATGCAAACGTAGTAAAGTAACTTTCAATTCTCGCAATATTAGCTATTACAAGTTCATCATAGTCGGTCCCAAAAATACGTGGATCAACTGTGAGTTCCTGCAAAGGATCAACACTTATTTTCTTACAAGTTTCACTACCAATACACTGAGCTCCGTTTCTAAACGGCTCGTTCTTAACAAAATTTGGTACACTCACAATAAGTGGCTTGGACCAACCAAACCACGCAGCTATACCACTCAAAGTCTGAAACACATTGGTGCTTGCCATAGCCATTGGCGCTATAGCAGGTATTCTTTCTAACGCACCCGATATGTAAGCTAAAGAACTTGCCACCCGTTCAACGGGCCCAACTTTCCTTTCATCACCCTCTGTAAAGAAGGCTTCTTGATATATGGCTTTCTTACGTCGATAATAGTCCAGAGAGAGTTGTGACATATGATGCACTGTACATAATCTACAGTCAACACCTACTTCACACTCTTCACATGCACATGTACAAGCCCCCATGTCGTTAATTTCATATTTACATTTACTGCAAATAATACTTTTTACCACATCAGGATTTGTATAATCAAACGTATAATCCATATAATTGTTGTAATCACCAGATTCAGTTGTGATCGCAACTTGTGTACCAGTAGTACACCCTAATTCAATGTCCTCCATCCATGCATAAACCTGGACAGAGACATCTGAAGTAACCGTTGATGCTGACGCTAAAGCGTTGATAGATACTAAATATAATCTACCAGCCGCAGCTAGATCAGTAAAAGAAGTCACAGCAGATATTGCTGCGGAACTAGAGTTATATAACCGATGCATCAATTTTGTCGATATAAACGGACAATCTATATCAACTGGCTTATTATTCTTGAAATCTATAGTTTTCGCCCCAGCAGCCTGGGACAAATAATTCAAATATAATGGCCTAGCCGGATTAGGCGAAAGTATGAGATTTGATGCGTGAACAACCAAATTCCAATTTCTACTCGCATAAGGTTCGTAAGCAACAAGCATTCTCCCATAATGAAAGGGAGTGCCTGTTATTGCAATACGCAACTTAAGCGTTCCAGCTAAATATGCGTAATTTCTCAACTTCGCTCTAACTGATGGATCCAAAGACCACAAATCCCACACCTCATAATTATTATTAATTAGTGCGCCATCAGCTATTGCAAAATTTGCTATTTCCACAGGACGTCGAAAAAACTCCTCTATACTTAGAGTTTCTTTTTGGCCCACGCGTAAATAGTTACTTATTCCCGACTGAGCGTGCGTAGGAACAGCACCGCTCATGTCCTGAAGGTTCTCATGTTGCTCAACTAAAGCTGGTTTGACCTCACCTTGTGACTGTTCATTGTCAAAAGACTCAGTATAAACACCGTAGCTAAACCGTCTCATCATTTTCTGTTTCAATGATGCAACAGTCGCTTTGAGATCCTCCTTTCTCTCTAACAATCGTTTCATGTCTCTGAAACCATCCCGACGATTACCGTCAGAATAATTATCATGGCACATTTGCAATTGATAAAGAGTAACATCACATTTTTCCTCTTCCAGAAGCGTATTAACTTCATTGAGTTCACTTTCAAATACAAATATCAAATCTTGTATAGCAGCAAACTGTTCATCCTGGGAGTGTCCTTCTGTAACGTAAATTTCACTGAAAATCGATTGCTCGATATCGTGAACTTTCTTTTCTTCTAAAATATAATTGTTCTTGCTAGGATAAATCCTATAATGAACCATTGCATAAGTTGGCAATTTCTCGTAATCATCTTCATGACCACTAAAAGAGCTACTCAACAACTTTATCAAACTCTGCCGAGCACAATCATATTGATGCGAATCCTTACAATGGAAATATAATTCCCAAAGCGCGGACTCACACGTAGCTACTACCTGTTCCTCAATAACTATCGCCTTTGATGGTATGACCCATTGTAACGACTTGTATATTGAATTCATAGATAGCAACCCTTCCCATCTCTGTTTATCGTCTTTGAAAACGAATTTCCTTTTCAGAAAACTCATAGTCTCGACGGTCATAAATGGGGTCATAACTTCTTCCTTCGTTGCCGAAGTAAAATTCATATTATACAATTCCTTGCACAACTTCTGATACACAACATTATTAAATAAATGCGCTATGCGTTCCTTGACGGCGGCCAAAAGGTCATCACCATAAACCCACGCTAACACGTTTTCAAAAAAGTTAGTGTTCCATAATTGAGGCACGGAATAGTAAGCATACATCAACATTAAAATGCCCCTTCCGGAATTATCTTCCGCCGTGGCATATTTTCCTGAAGGTTGCATACCTACTTTTACAAATACATCCATCAGCATCTCAACAATCGGACATAATAAATCTGACATTAACCCTTGTACTATGGCTAACGCATCTTCATTATATCCAAAATGTTTCAATACTCTATAAACTATAGTGTTCATAGCTTTGGATATTTCAATAGGATTTCGTACATCGTATCCCTCATAATCACCTTCCATAATGCAAGGCGAAAAATCGGTCAACGAATGCACAAACCTATCACTTCCTGTGTGCATATTAATGCCAACAGTTGAACCAAAAATATCTCCATGTTCAACCATTAACTTATAATACGGACTCAAGAACATGCGACTCAATATCAAGTTTTGCAATGACGACATATAAAATATACGTGTGCCACCATTGCTACACTTTTCAATCGAGCGCGGTTCATCTTTCAGCTGAGCTGAATATATATAATTATTGCATATCTTATGCCTATAACGATCTATATCACGACTTAGCTTCTTTTTTAAACTAGCTATTGGTTCACGTACAACCCTATTATCTTTTTCTTCTACAATAGGAATGTAGGAACTCTTACCTCCGGGGAACTCAAAACCCCCAGAAGTCGAAGCATTAATGCGACTTGTAAATTCGTCGCCATCAACACCATTGACCGCATCTTCAAAAGTTAAAGGAGAAAGTTCTTTCAAACCCCTCTCTTCTAACATAGTGATTACACGATCCGTCATCTCCTTCATAACCCGTTCTAAAATAACCGGGTTAAGATTTGGTGGATCATTGTTCATCTTTTTAAGACCTTTATTATATGGCGAAATATACTCACCACTCTTCATACAAGGTTTCATCATTGGAATTGAGAATTTCTCCTCAACTTCAAAATCAAAATTATCTTTAAAAAAACGATCAAGACCACTTGCAATCTTTGACTTTTGCATCATCGACTGTTTATTCATCTTAATATTACCAACTACCTTACCGTAATAATGCACGTAAGGTAAATGTTCAAATCTAAATGGTGATTTCCTAAAAGGTTCTTCAAGCTCAAAATTGAATTGCCCTTCAGAATATATTGGAAGACATAATTCGCTGCCCCTCAAGGTTTCTACTGCACGTTCTAACGACGAACGTTGCACTATAGTACCCATTGAGAGCAAACTACTACGACTTCCTGCAGCATGGATAGCTACAATGCCAACACTTTGACTGTCGACTTTGCAAACTACCGGGTTGCCACAATGACCAACTTCATGAGGTGAGTCGTAAGAAACAAATGTATTTAACACAACATCTGAATACTTATCTAACACCTTAATAGGTTTGTCATAATACGTCACACGCACTTCATTCGACATGAAAATTCCTTCTGTAATTTTTGGAACTTCCCCATCTATAAAATGCTTTACTATATCTTTAAAACGAATAACTTTTTTCAAATTAACTAACACGATGTCATCACAAACATGCACAACATCACGTTTTTGAAAAGCAAAATCCTGATACGCAACATCATCCCCATGAAGGCCTGATGTGCTTATTAAAATGTTTCCTTCTCTACACCCAGCTAAAGAATGGGTGTTTAATAACGCATAACTACCACACACTCCTAATAAATGTGTAGTAATATCTGCATTACTAGTTTTAACTCTCACTAATCTTGTGTTGTGAGCAATTAAAGGATACAACTCATTTATGGCACCCTTATGAACAGCTTTGAAATTTCCGCCGTTCATAACGTTCCACTTGGCATGATCACCTACTTTGATGCGCTTACGCACACCATCGCAACCAAACATGACTTCATCACGTTTCAACTTTTCATTATATTCAGTCTCAACGTGGAAATTACTTCCTTCTGATTCAATTACTTTAAATTTACCAAAGTACTTATTGTATATTCGCAATGATGTAAAGCCTGCAAGGGCCGTACATACCATAGCAATCAACATACTATTATTCCTGTTACCAGGCATAATAAATGGATTAACAATAAGCTTCGGGTCAAAATATGCTTTCAATTCCAAACCCGCTTTCGCTACCTTAACTGCAACCTTTCTTTGATCATCAGCAGCAGCTGCAATCAAAGCTTTGAACCAGAAAAAATAATTCGAAATTGAAAACACAAAAACACAAAATGAGGATCTAAAAGAGAACCCCACCAAACATATATAAATAATCATTAACAACAGATACCACAAAAAACGTACTCTATTGAAATGGAATGGCTTACTCATATCTATGCCAAAAGACATAGATGATAATACAACATTCGCAAATATAAAAACACTTAAAGAGCGCAAAACACTCCATTGCTTCATAAATTCGAACTTATATTTTTCTAATTCTACGTTGAGACCTTTCACAGTCCAATCTAAGGCTTCCGCCTTAGCAACGTCATAATAATCTGAATAGTTTCCTGACTCAGTAACAACAATTTCTTGCTGGTTCATCAAATTATTATCATATTGTAAATCTAATTCTTCTTTATTCTCTAAAATGATATGATTTTTGCAAACATCGTCTTCCCTCGTCTTATAAACGAAAG